TGGGCACTTTACGACGTATTTGGTCTGGATTATGGTGACGGAATGGCGCATTACATGCGCCTCCATAATCTTATTTGCTTAGGTCTTGAAGCTGAACAACCGTTTTGCAGGAAGGATGATATGGATGGACAGAGTGATGATACATTCGCCCAGCCATCGCCACTCCCATAGAAATCATTGCTAAACCAATAAGGATTTCCATGGCCGTGTATTGTCTCCCTTTATTTTAGGCTGTCCAAGGTCCAAGTAATACGCAATTCACCACCCAATGCCTTTACGTCGTCGCTAGCGCTTGCAGGAGCCTCGTGAACGATCATGACGGAAGGGACAATGGCGTCGGGAAGGGGCGTAACTGTAGCCACTGGAAACAGCTCTTGAGCCTTCTCAGCAAGCTTGGTGGCTACTACTGCCCGCTCCTCTGCTTTCCATTGCTTCACTAAGTCAGCAGCTTGTTCGTCTACTTTCTTAAGCGTGAGTTGAGTTTTCCACTCTGTCCAGTCAGGTTTGCACCATTGTATGAGCAAAGGAAACCATGGCTGCAAGCGAAGAAAAGGCCATTTATCAGCGGCCCATAAAGCCAATTCATAGCACAATGCATTGAAAATGGCTTGATTGGTCATTGTGCTTCTTGATAAACGCTGACGAAGATAGTGCCTTTGCCAACTAAAGGCATGAGCTTGTCTTTTAAATCAATATTTTTCATCCTGACGCAACCATGGGTTGGGAATAATTCTTGATTAGAAGCCCATGCGCCAGGCCATCCACACGCGCTTCCACCACCATGAATCATGATGCCAGCCCTGCCGTATTTTGCTTCTTGATTTTCTAGCTCAATTAAATCAAGGCTATACCAGCCATAAGCCATCAGAGTGCGGTCGTATTTAGGCGATGCACCACTAGTGTCATAGTCACGATAAACACTGCCAATTTTATATAAACCAGGAGGCGTGTCAGTGTTGCGAAGCTTCCATTCAAAATCACTGCCTTGTCCACGGGCCAAGCAATCCACTTCCCATAGAAACTTTCCATCACTGTTGAAGGCCTTCATGCGTTCAGAGGCATCGTTGACGATGAGGTGGAAGTCCCCTGCTTTAAAGCCAAAATCTTGGGGGCGTTTCTTAGGACCAACGAGAGCCATGGGAAGAACAACAGTGGGTTCTGGAGCGTATTGTTTCATCAGCCGCGAAAGCTTGGCTGGATAATCAGGATCGGTGGCATAGCTTTGATCCTTGAGCATGCGAGCAGCAGCATAACGATTATCTGCCCTGTTAATACCTTTATAGGTGCGCCAATCCTTATACCAATGAGCCACCAAATATTCAATACAAGCGGCCAGGTTTGGAAAATTTAAAAAGCCAACCCTAATGGTCACCCATTGGCCATCGTAAAACTCTTTAGTCTCATGGGCGGTGCCAAAGCCTTTCAGTCCAAAATAATTATGCTTGCCAGAAGTGTGCTTACCGAAACCACTTTCCAGGGCCCATTGAGCTGCCACTAGATCAGGGAATTTAGCGCCCACTGCTTTTGCATGAGCGCTCACTCCTTCCCAAGTGTTCGCTACGTTGGTCACTTACCAGCGCGGAAGATAGTCTTCAGTCCTTCCATGATTAACTGAAGCACGTTGTTGCTCTTCCAGGGGGAGTTATCAAGAATTTGGTCAGCAGCAGCAATCAAGATGCCACCAATAACAAACCACTGAATCGGTTCCATCGTTTTAAAAGCGTTTAATCAAAGCCTAGCGTCTAATCTCTAAAGAGCGCACTCGCTCTTCCATTACTTTCATATTGTCCGTCAATACATCTAGCTTTTCAGTGATCATTTCAATTTGCGTAGTGATCTTCACCTGTTGATGACCAATGCTCATCATCATACCCCCAGTGGCAAGGAGCATGCCTGCGGTAAGGACAACTGCAAAATCTGCAAGTTTTGCTTGCCAAGCATTCATTGAAATAAAAACTTTCTTTTGTTCATTCTATACATTCACACGTCATTGTTTTTTGGCTTTAAGCTTAAAAGAAGCAAACCAAATATCATCATGGGGATGAGCAATGGACCTGAAGAACTTCTCCATTCCCTTTCTGAACTCCGCCCTGGCGATGCTAAACGACGCTATAGAAAAAGTATTTTTGAGGATTATGCCTTGCGAGGTCCGTTTGGTCACAGTGCCTGTGCGTATTGTGGCAAATGGAACGAAAAGCTGACCATTGATCACATTGTCCCCAAGAGCAAAGGCGGACCACATTTTGCAAAATGGAACAATTGTCCATCTTGCTTAAGTTGCAATGCCGACAAGGGCAGTATGTCTGTTTTTGAATGGTGGCGGCCCAAGCAGTTTTGGACTCCGCAGCGCGAGGAGCTGCTTGTGAGCTGGGTGCATTGCCATAGTTTTGTGAGCGCCCATACCGACCTGTCCGACTGGGAGGCATGGTGCGAAGCCACCCAGCGCGTATTGCCATTGCACGAAAAAGGGGCCAATTACGGCCCCTTTCCTTTAGGCGAGTGGTGTGCTGCCTAGTTGTCGCAGATGGGGGAGAACATGCCCTCTGAGGGCCCCTGACGCACGCCTGGCAATGGGCAAAAACCATCAGGGCAGCCACTGGCCATGTAATCATCAGGGTCATACTGAACGCCTAGTCCTTCTATGATTGCATTTTCAATGGACTTTGCAAATCCTTCCTTCATTTCTTGAATGACAATTAAGCGTTCAAGATACCACTTTGCCTTTTTAAGGTCTTCAGCGCCGTTCTTCTGGGCATAGCGCCAAATGTACTTTTGTACATTACCCTTTAGAAAGCCTTTAAATTCTTCCATGGTCATGGAAGCTTCAATAGCTTCAATGCATTCAATGCCGCCGTCAGTATCGGCGTAATGCGGGGGGTGGTTAATGAGGTCAGTCATGATCAGAATTGGTAGTTGTTGGCAGCAAAAGCATCAAAGGCTTCGGGAGCCACTGGATGACCTAGTTCAAGCAGCGCTTTAGCATAGGCCACAATTTCTCCCTGCGCACCATGGTCAATGCGAAGAGAAATGAAATGAAACAAGGCTTGCAGCGAGCACGTCCAAACGAAGGAGGTGTACATGCAGGCGGGGAGAACACCCCTTGCCTGTTCCCTGCTGATTCCCGCCATCACCATTGCCCCATAAGCTTCCCTGGCTGCCTGGATAGCCTCTGCGTAGGCATTAAAGGCAATGGCGGCTTCTCTTTTGGCCGCAGGTCCGTCTGATGCTTGGCGATTGTCTTCGCTTTGCTTCATGAATTCCATTGGAAGATAAAAGTCCACGTCATCTGCAGGGCAATAACGAAAGCTCTTCTCGTTCCAGCCCAGTTGATCATCGACGTAAGTGGAAGCAATGGTATGTTTCCACCATTGCCTAGCAATAAACAGCGGAGCCTTCACTGCCCATTTAAATACCACACCCCTAAAAGGAGAAGTGTGATGATGCTTTGCAAGGTAGCGAAGAAGTTTACCGTCGCGTTCTGTCCATTCTGCGCTTTCTGCAGCAAAAGACTGACGAGCATCATTGACAACAGAAAGGCTGTTCCCCATGGAATCAAGCAAGCGAAGAGAGCTTTTGCCATCGCCCAGAGGATCAAGCGAAATCGTCATTTTTTGGAAGAATCAAGATTAGCAAAGATGAAGCGAATGGTCACTACCACTAACACCCACTGCCAAAAAGTGAGAGCAATGGCAGGGGCAAACAATGCTACGACCAAGCTTAAAAGCCAGGCGCGAGCACAGGCTAGTCCCAATTCAACGGCAACTAACCCGGCGATGGCCCCAATAGCAGTAAGGGTGTTTTCAATGTCCTTGTTCATTTAGAAAGGCAGGCGATGGGGCGGATGCGTTGAATTGCCACTGTACTAGAGAGGAGAGCATCTTCTTGCTCCCATTGGACCATTGCAGCTTTTCTTCCATTGCTCCCTTTCGTGAAGCCTTGAAAGATGCCATAGATGGACGTTGGCACCAGACCAGCCCCTGTGAAGGCGACCAGTACCACACGCTCCCCTGGCGTCCAGTCATAGTCTTGCGGCGAACGCCTCAGTGTATAACGGCGGGAAGACGGACGCAAGATTTCGGTTTTTTCGCCATCATCCACTGCCCGTACAAACTGCTTGCTTCTATCGGTCGTTTGTAGCCTAGTAACAAAAGAAAGCTTATTCATTGTGACTCAGTATTGTCTACCCGTGCAGTTTTATTACAATGGGCGAAAGCATATGGCCACTATGGGACCGTTTGAGCACTCCACAGAGCGTGAATTTGCCTTGACGGTGAACAGGAAGGCCATTGAGGAATGCACAAGCTTGGAGGCTCTTAAGCCTGTAGCAAAGAATCTTTTGGAAGGATGGTCCTCCATGCAAACGGCACTTCAAAGCCTGATGCTGGAGAACATTAAACTTCGTCAAGCGATGGCAAAGCAGCAAGTGGACTTAGAAGCAGCAGAAGAGCTGATCTACGGCGCCTCTGCCCTCATTGACGATTTACGAGGTGGGAAGCGATCAAAGCAAGCCAAGTGGAGTCTTTGGCCATTTGGCTAGTCAAGAGGAAGATCGTCCACCCGCTCGTATATGCGAGATTATATTTTCGACAGTCGCGCTCATAGCCAGAGCCAGTGACATGGCGGCCACGATTGTAAACGCCACCCTGGATTTCGATGCCAGTGCGAGAGAGGGGGTGAGCAAAGTCAAGACGATACCTTTTTGAGCGTTTGCTTTTTGCATAGCGCTCTTGAAAATCGTTTTCCCACGCTTCAATATCAGAAAACTCTCGTTCAAGAATTAACTGAGGATAATGAGCTTGCCAAAGACTGAGAAATTGATCTTCAAGAGCACTCAATTCTTAGACAGCAGCTAGTTGTACCCTAGCACCTTGGTTTTGGTAGAGCCCTGAATAGGCCTCTGCCACCTCTTCAATGCCAAACAGCACCAATTGTGCGATGCCTTCATTGGCATAGAGGCGAATGGGGAAGTCTGTCGGGTTGATGAAGCACATGGTTAGATAACCAGCCCAGCCAGGTTCAATGGGAAGAATGTTGGCGATAAGCCCACAACGCCCATAGGTAGATTTGCCTTCGCACAGAGCAAACACGTCATTGGGCATGGAAATTAGCTCAAGACTGGTGCCAAGGCCATGGCTATGGGGAGGCAAAATGAAATAGCAGGAGCCATCTTCTTGCTCAATCAGCTCTGCTGCGTTGGGTTCAGCATTGAATTGCTTGGCATCTAGCTCACGAGGACCAAGCTTCCATTCGGCAATGTTGAAAACCAGGAACTCTACGGAAGACAGGCGGATGTCATAGCCTGCTTGCGACAGCCCATAGGAAATTGCTTTTGTGCCATTATCAAGCTCTCTTCGCTTTTCGCCAACGAAGGGCAGGAAAATGTCATTTTCGGCAAGCTTGGTAATTTGCTTGTCATTCAGCAGAGTCATGGCAATAAAAGAGGAAGAATAAAGGGGCGATTGCTCGCCCCTGACCATCAGAAGAGGTCGTTGGATTCAGAGCTTTCGTTCTGCCAGACACTGGCATAGCCCTTGGGACCGTCCTTGTCGCCCTTCACTTTGACAGAACCAGTGAAACCAGGAGCACGGTCAGAAGTGCGCTTTTCGTTAGGCCATACAGCCATATCAAGCGAGTAGTTGCCACGTTCGTTGGGGCCAGCTTTTTTAAGAGCATTGAGCAGTTCGCCAGTCAGGTCGAGAGCGGCGGTGATTGGGGGCCGATTGGCCATGGTGTTTCTCCTCATGGAGTAATGGGAACCCTTTCGGGCTTGCTTATCTTACCCCCTATCCATGGTGAGCGCAAACGCTTTGCCGCCTGGGTAGAACTGATTGAAATATCTCTTCGTAGTGTCCTTCATGACGGCCTGTTGTTGCACCAGCTCAAAGCCATCCATCTGCAGGATTTGTAGCTCTGCTTCGCGCTCTGGCTCTTCAGGGTCATACACACTGATCACGCAATACGCAGCCTCAATGTCAATGCCATACATCTGCTCTGCTGCCATGGAATAAGCACCAAGTTGCTTTTTATAATCAGCCAGTTGATAATCTGGCTTAATTTTGTACGAAGTTTTCCAATCGGTGAGCGCAATAGAACCATCGCCCATAAGAGCCAGTTGATCCAAGGTGCCTGAATAGCCCATGCCTTCCCCATCGTCCCACCATGCCACTGCGCTTTCGGCAAGCAATGGTCGTTCAATGAGTTCAAGGAATGGTTCAATGGCGGTGAAATAGGGCGACCATTCCTGACGGTGCTCCAAATGTCCTTCAATGTCTTCCCCATTGAACAAATCTTCAATCACGCCATGCATCCAAGTGCCCCTGTCTGCAGCGAGACGAGTGCGACGATTTGCCTCCTCATTGCCCACGCGCTTCCGCCAGTTGATGAGCGCCATGATCTTGGCCACTGGTGCCATGGAAGACAACACAGTGGTCACTGACGGCAGCAGCATGCCCTCTGGCACATTTGGGAACTGGCTGCAGGTGTAATGGCGCTTCCCATTGAGGGAGATCCGACTGGGTTCGTAACGCTCAAGAGAAGGCATTAGACATTCAAGAGAAAGGTCTAGGCAGGCCACTATCGGCTTTTAACGCAATAGCCGTTGGAAGAGTAATAACCAAGCGGGCAGGTTTTGCCCACTTTGGTGATGGGCTCATTGCAGGCCAATACTGGCATGGAAAGGAGAACAATGGCAAGAAGAAGTTTCATGGTTTTTGAAGAGAAAGTTTGAGCTTGCGAATGCCAGTAATGAAATAGCCGTAGTCCCTAGTTTCAGTGATTGGTTTTTCTTTGTCGCACACTTGGCAAATGCCAATCCATGTTGAAGAACATCCCACGCTATACACGCCCCATTGAAAGCCACAATCCTTGCAGCAAACATAGGCATTTTCAAGCTTTTTAATAAGCTTTCTGGTTTCAGTTTTGTTCATTATGTTTGTAGCAGATTGCTCGCGCCTGCCAAAGGAGAGCCTGACAAAGCACATCTTCATCAGGATCTATTTCTTCGGCATACACCACATGGGCTGCTTCCCATGCTCGTAACCATTCTTCTTTAGTTGGAAATTGCCAGTCTTGCATTTGTTTAGAGGTCGAAGAAGTTTTCAATGAGCCAAGTACAAAGGATTCCCAAAAGAAAAATACTTAGTAGGAATACAACTGACACTACGATGGAAATAAAAATGGACATGGTTCGTCAAAGGGAGAGCCGTCAGGATTAAGGACAATTGTGCCTGCAAGGGCCCGTGCGAAACGGGCCGTTGCCAGATCTATTGCTTTCCCTGCACAAACACCTCAACGCCTTTCACGGCCTGTTCAATGCTGCCTTCTTCGCAGATGGCACGAAGACAATCAAGCTCTTTTGCCATTGCGGCTTTAGTAATCTTGACGCCTTCATCTTTGGTCCATGCCGTAACCATAGTGGTCACCACATTGGCAAACATGGCAGGGTCTTTAATGTCTTCGCCCTTAGACAGGCCAAGATTTTCAAGTGCTGCCTTGCCAGCCATCATGCTGCTACGCTCTTCCGCGTAACCAAGGGGGTTGGCTTTACAGAATCCAAGAAGCGCTGCTTTGCCATCGAACTCACTGGCGGCACTGGCTGGAGCAGTTTCCTGGCTTCCAGCAGGCTTAGAAGGCTCTGCAACTGGCGCTGCTTTCGTGCTTGTCCGCGCAGCAGGCTTCGTTGTTTCCTGCTGGAGCGGGAGCTTGGGAATGTCCTTTTCATCGCTTTTGGGAATGTCTTCGCCAGAGTACAGTTTGAGGCCGAGGCCAGTAAAAGTGGCAATGCACTTCACACTGGCACGTTGAATGTTGTCACTAACAGAACGAGCATCAAGCTCTTTCAGAGCATTGTGCTTGTTGTCCATCAACGG